CAGGAAAGCAAATTAGTACAAGGTGGACATAAGGCAAGGCATGAAATCATTAAGCCTAAAGCAGAATCACATCGTATCAAGGTGATGGAAGGCAACTGGAATGACAATGCAATCACTCAAATATGCGGTTTTCCACGTGCAAGTCATGATGAACACGTTGACAATCTCGGGTACGCAATCAACCACTACTACTTTGCGGAGAATCTATTCATAGAGCAGTGGGCATTAAACAAACTTGAAAAAGATGTCACCGGGCACATAAATTGTATCATTACCTCAAAATTCGAGAATTACAAATACTCAGTACAGTACGAAGAAAACGATGTTGGTGATGTGATGCTGTACGATTACCCAAATAAGTTGTACAATTATCGATACCTCTGTGTGCTGGTGCTCCGCTCTGAGGGTGAACGCGGAGGAGATACATCGATACTTGTATTTGACCGACTGAATCAAACAGTTCCGATGATGTACCTGTCCAATGAGATAGTTTTGAATAAAGCTGCCAAAAAAGCCCTCGAAATTGCTTCTCTGTACGATACTGCAAAACTTGTTGTTGCTGTTCAGGATGAATACGGACAATCTGCCAATGAGGAAACCGACCTTGGACACATTGCAATCCGTGAAGCAAGGTCCGCGCGGTATGATTCAATCTACTCCAGGCTCAAAGTTGATGATATCCACAAGAAAAGAGAGCGCGAGTATGGTTTTGAAGTGAACCAATCCACAAGGCGTGAAGTATATTACAATCTCAAAGACTTGTTAGAGACAAACCAGATCAAAGAAATACCTCAACCAGTATTTGAAGAAATCAAAATGCTTGAACGCAAAAAAGAAACCGGTGAAGTAGATGCAAGAGAAGGACACCAAGTAAATTCTGCACTGGCTTATTCAATTGCCCTTAAAGTTCATGGTGAAATGTACGATCAACCGAAAGTTAAGAAAGTTGGGAAATGGTAGGGCGAACGTTCCTGCGCCATGTTCGGGCTACTAACCCAAGAGCTACAACAATTCGCCTTACCAAAGATCTTCTACTTTATTATTTTCCCCCGAAGAATTGAGACTTAGTATCTGACAATGTGATTATTGAACAATAATCTTTTCTGCCCTTTCAAGTATCTGTATTAGCTCTACTTCTGTGACTTCTTCGTCTTTAAACCAGAATTTAGTATTTGGCTGCGTTTGAACTGCAAGCAATTTGTCATATTGTTTGGTTGCAAATAGAATTGGATAGTAAACAACACCAAATGATTTTTCGTTTTGATTTACAATAAAGTCAGCCACATTTGGTTTCTCGTTACCGTATTTTGCCTCGTCTTCCATGATTAAATATTATAGGTTTATGTAATCTCTTATGATATATCTCATTTTTATTCCATTATCCCTGCCTGAATTAATAATTATCTGCTTTGGTTTTCCCTTAAATTCATCAATCTGCTTTATAATATCTAAATGAAATTGATTCATCTTGAAATTTGGAAAATAAATTTTAGCAAACTCCTGAAATGATATTTTACTATTCGATTCCATCCAACAACTCCTTTATGTGTGAAAGGTCAGTTTTCAACTCTAATTTAACTGATGCTTTATATCCCATCATTTCATTGATTTCCCTTATTGCAACAAGCCTAGGGTAAAGTTTTATTTTAACATACACCACTTCGACCTCTGATTCAGGATCGCCATCGGTTTGATATGTTTTTGATTCTGTCTTGGTATCAATACTTTCTATTGCATCAAGAGCATTTGGGTTATCTGCCTTTATTCTTTCCCAATCGGACAACTCAACCCAAGTATCATGAAGATGAGATATGCTTGAATAGGCTATTTTTGCCAATTCTTTAAGATTTCGCAGTTTTGATATACCGCTTTCTTCTTCTAAGTTGTTCTTAATAAATGCAATATATTGTTTAATGTGGGGTTTTGTCAGGTTTTCTGAGGCAATATCCCTGCAAGACGATTCACTATATCCTGCTACTCTTGCAGCACGGGAACCATTCCAATCAACAATCCATTCATGGCAAAATATACGCTCTTTTGGAGTTAGTTTCTTCAATAACTCTTCAAAAGAGTATACTTTCTCTTCTTGTTGTGGTGTTAGTTCGCTCATTTTATGCTTTTTAAATAATCTTCTGCCATTTTTTCGTAGCTATCATTAATAAGAGACATTATCACGTATCCATCATAATCTCCAGTCAGTCTTTTATTAATGACAAACTCCAAGAATTTAACAAACTGTTCAGTTATCTCAGTATTTTGTGATTGTGGTTCGCTGATTTTCTTGAATTCTATCCACATCCAATATGCATTCGCTTGTTTTTCTGTTACATCGGGATCGTCCGGGCTCTCATTGATAAACTTTTCAGCCAATTCACATCGTTTTTTCCAATATTCAAGTGCTTCCATCTTAATTTATTCCAAGTTGATGTTTCAATAAAACCATACCCTCCTGAAATTCCTTTTCTTTCTGAGGGTTTTTTGCAAGATAGCTCCCGATTACAGCCAAAATAAAACGGCCAAATTCAGGGTTGTTATCAATATGGTGAATCAATGTGTTGGCCAAAAGCATTACATCTCCTTTGATCATTAATACAGCATTTTGTTTGTCAACATCACCACGGATGTAAAGGACAGCATTCTTTTTGTCGCCATCATCAAATTTCTTTAAATGGTTGATAATATCAAGGTCGATGTTTCTTTTTTCATCGTCGCCAGAACTATCTGTTTTGCTATTCTTCACTATTTCCATCTTTTCTCCTCCAAATGTACCCAATTATCAATATTGCTTCACGCTTACAAAGCCTAAACCTGCATGCGAATTCTTCAACTCTTTTGCGCCTGGAAAGACCATTTAATTTGGACATGAAAGTTACCATTTCTTCTGTAATAATACTACGATAATGCCTTCTAATCATATCCCCCGCTCCTTTTTCAGCTAAAAAACATTGTTTACCGGCCTCAACATACATTGAGCTCGTTGAATAATCTTTACCCGATCTTAAAAGCTGATGGAACCTTCTTAGTACTATCTGCTCTTTCTCTTTTGTTGTTTCACGAACCATTTTTGATCATTTTATTGGCATAATCATTTGCCTGTTGTTCAAATACCTGATTAACTAAAATACCCATGAAATAAGCATAGATAATGTAAACGAAGACAAATATAACCCAGTGAACAAGTAATAACATTGGGGTAAAGCAAAACAATAACCTCAACATGAATGCTTTTTTTGCATGGTGCTTTAGATGTTAATACTCATGCTCAAAGAAATAGTTAAGGGTTTTATATGGGTGTTTTGCTTTCTTTTTAATGTCGAGTAATTTTTCGTTGAGATAAATGGAATTAAGCCAGTAAAAGCCCCAATGCTTTGAGTCTTTTCGAAATGTTTTGATTTTGACATTGTATTTTGACCGGAGACGGAATATTTCTTTGTTTGGGGTATTGTAGATGGTCCCAATTTTAATGAACTGGTATATTATCCCTACGTAAATGTAGTAGATAATGTGGATTAATGTGAGTATAAGAGCTATTTTGATCATTTTCTGTGATCTTTTACCCATTGTTCAAATTCTTTCATTTCTTTTTACATTTATCAATTTCATCCTGAATTCTAAAGGAGCTCATATTCTCATCGGTCATCTCCATTATGTCCCTTAATTCCTGATCCAAAACCTCAATGTTCACATGAGCGTAAATTAGGGTATTTACAAGCACTGCCTTATTGAAGCCGACCATTAGCTGTTGAGGGCAATAAACGACCTTATATGATACTAGTCTGCGCTCACGTGGGGTTAATTTGCCTCCGTTCATTACTTTGTTTGTCAACTTTACTTTAATTTCCTTTCTGACGCATCCTTTTCGAAGAAAAACCCATTGAACCAGTTTCATTTTATGCTCTTCGTTAAAATGGGTGTTTTGATTAAGGAAAAGGAGTAACCGGCCCTGTTCGGTGTCCCGAATATAGAGCCAGATTACTTTCCAATTCCTTACCATCATGACAAAAAAGAAATAAACTAACAAAAATGCAATAGGTGCGAAAGTATAAACAAATGTAAAATGCGTGAAAATACAGCTTATGGCATAGGCAAACATTGAAATCCCTGAAACTATAAGATACCAATAAAGTTTCTTTGCCTTGGTGATGTTCCGGTTCTGAAAGCGCCTCTTTGCTCTCTGAATGTCTTTTTTAGTTAGTTGTTTCTTTTCCATGCCTTATTTATTAGCCCAATCAAAACATTATCAAATTACATGCACAACACAGGGACCGTCCCGACAGATTTTCTCGGGTATAAGATTCCTGCCGGTATCTATACTGACAAAAATGGGGTTCAGTGGCAGATTCAGGCTTGGGCTGTATGCTCGAAAAAACACGTGATCAAAAAGAATGAAGTGGTTCCAATAATCAGGAAGTGGGCTATCGGGTTGCGTATTAGGATATTTATCAAGTATATTATAGATTGGGCGAACGCTAAGTAAGCTATGGAAAAGCCAATTAAAGCAGAGAGATTTACTTACGACAAAGATAAATTACACGTACCGAAAGTCAGTCAAACTACTATTACTGGTAAGCATTTATATGATTATACTATAAGTGATGCGATCCCGACAAAATTTCAAATGTTTCTATACAGGTTAAATCCCATCAAGAGAAACAAAGAAAAAAGAAGAGTAATGAAGTTTTACGATGAAATATTAACCGACAAGCATGAATAAGCAACTCACCGGGAGATTTAAGGTTGGTTCCCGGATTGAAAAGTTTGAAGACCGGCTGAATTTCACCTATTGTCCTTTGTGTGGGGAGAAGTACTAGCCTTTTGACAATCTATATAAAACTCATAATCTTCAAACACCTCAATTTTTCGAACGTATAAATTCGGGAGTAAGTTACTTAACTTGAATTTCACTTCTGCAATGCAATTACCTTCAATGAAGATAAAGCCGTCTGTATTGTGAAATTTGATTAAGTAGTGCATAATTAAATACCTTCTATATTTACAAGATCAGTTAATTTAATCATTCCGGTAAAGACATGATTGGAGTAACGTTTTGAAAACAGAAAACTGTTATTCCGTGGAAATCCGCTTAAATACCAGTTGCATTCCCGAATTCCAGAGCCCCAATGATCAGAAGTTCTGACAACCGTATCTTTTTCTTTATTGGTATAGTACGTGGAACTCCCTGAGTTTGCAAACTTTTCAAATCCTTCGGGTATTTCGTTTATTTCTTCCCATGTACCTACTGAGGCGTTCCAGAAGTTTTTAATTGTAATTGGTTCCATAGTGTTTGCTTTTCACCACCAAAACCCCCAAACCCGAAGGAGTGGAGGCGATGTCCGCTTAGAACTTGCGGAAACTAAGCCGGATTAAAGTATTTTTCCAAGTGCTACACCGTGTAAAAACATTTTGAAAGCGTTATTTGCATTGCCGTCACAATAATAAATTTGTTTTTCCCATAGTCTTTTATCTTCTTTTGCAAGACCCTGACTGCCCAGTGAAACTAATTGTTTAGCGTTCTTTTCAAACACTTCCATTATCTCGTAAAATTCTTTGGTAAATAACATGATCGCAAGTTTTAAATTGATTCAGCTCCGTTGCTGTTTCATGATGTAAAAATACAACGGAAAAACGTATAAATTTATGACAAAAGTCAGGTTTCTGAGAATTAGTTAAAAAAGTTTTTATTTGTTTCATAAACCTTTCTTTCCCTGATCTTTATTCAAAATGTTATTTTTTATGGCACGAATCACAAAGGGTTATTAAATCTGATAGATGTTTATGCTCATTAAAGTGATGACTATACGTTAAATGGTGAACCTGTAAACTATATTTGCTCCCACACCTAACACACGTTTTTCTATCCCTCTGCAATACTCTTCTTTTTATTTCCGCCCAATAACTTGTTTTTAAAAATGAATCATAAGAAACTTTTATTCCTTTCCA